GTGAGCAATTGCTGGTAGAAGATTTGGTAATTGAAGCTATGCAAATTCATGGCATGGATGTTTATTATCTTCCGCAGACTTCAAGAGACCAAGTAGATATGCTATATGGTGAAGATACATTAAAAGAATTTCGTAGTGCTTATGGAATTGAAATGTATTTGGAGAATGTTAGTGGAATGGATGGCGAAGGTGATTTCATTTCTAAATTTGGATTAGAGATTAGAGATGAAGTAACATTACTAATGTCTCGCCGAAGATTTGCATCTTTAGGCACAACTTTAATTAGACCTAGAGAAGGTGATTTAGTTTATATTCCTCTATTACAAAATTTCTTTGAGATATCGTTTGTAGAACACGAAAACAATCAAGCAATGTTTTACACATTAGGTCGTGGGCGTGGTGGTAATGTTTATGTGTATGCATTGAAGTTGAAACAGTTTGTCTTTAGTGAAGAAATTATTTCTACTGGCGTTGATGAAATTGATGACCAGATATTTGATAGTTACAAACGGGCATCATTGCCTCTCGCAAATACAACAGTGTTTCCTGCGGGAACTGGCTCTTTTGTTCCTGGAGAAATCATATATCAAGGTTCTTCATTAGCGACAGCAAATGCACAAGCTATTGTTTATTCTTATACTGCACATTCATCTGTAGACATTATTCAGGTCCAAGGAACTTTTGTTACAGGTAATGTTCGCGGCAATACAAGCAATGCATTTAGAAGTGCTATATCATACAATGATGATACACAAGTCGGCAACAATCTATTTGAAGATATTGCAGACAATGTTAGAATAGAAACTGAAGCTGATGGAATATTAGACTTCACAGAACACAATCCTTTTGGTGAAGCCTGATGTTAAATAATTCGCATTTTTACAATAGAACAATTCGTAAAGTAGTAGTTGCTTTTGGCACCATATTCAACGATTTGTTATTGGTAAGATATAATAAAGCTGGAACAGTTGAGCATGAGAGAATGCGTGTTCCTCTTTCTTATGGCGCAAAAGAAAAATATGTTACACGATTAGTATCTGATCCAACACTAACAAAATCTATTGCAACATATGTACCAAGAATTTCTTTTGATTTAGTTGGATTAGAATACGATTCATCCAGAAAATTTAATACTATAAACAGAAACTTCTCAACGAATGCTACGACTGGTGCAGTATCTGGGCAGTATGCGCCAATACCATACAACTTTGAATTTGAGTTGGCTATCTATGTTAGAAACACGGAAGATGGTACACAAATTCTTGAGCAGATATTACCATACTTCACGCCAGACTTTACTGTGACTGTAGATTTAATACCAACATTAGGTAGAAAATATGATATGCCAGTCATTCTTAATTCTGTGACACCACAAACAGAATATGAAGGTGATATGTCTACGACTAGACTTATCATTTGGAACTTATCTTTTACTGTAAAAGGATATATCTTCCCACCAGTAAGCACGGTTGGTTTAATTGAACAAGCAAATACAAACATTTACACAGATTCAAGAAGTACCCTATCACAAAAAGTATACGTTGATTATGCTAATGGTTCTGGTGTTTTAGTTACGGGTGAAGTTGTTAGAAGTTCATCCAAAAACAAAACAGGAACTGTTGTATACTTTGCAAATAATAGCGGTGGCACATTAGTAGTATCAGACTTAAATGATTTGCTTGAAGAAGACGATGTGATTGTTGGTGATTATTCTAATGCTACATATACAATAAATACCGTAGATTTGAATCCATTAAAAACAGTTGCAATTATAACTGTACCAGATCCAGTATCAGCAAACTCGGATGAAGATTTTGGATTCACAGAAACGATTACAGAATTTCCAAGTACTTTGACTTAAAATAGGAAGTCTAAATGACAAAAAAGTTTTCTCAATTAACCGCTATCTCTAATGTTGGAGATACACCAGCAAATGTTATATTTGGAATTTCCAACACAGCAAGCGGAACATCAAACACTATATCACTGTTATCATTAACAACACATCTTGATTCAACATTTGCTACTGACATTGCTTCATTGGCAAACGTAGGCGCAGGACTTATTACGGTAACATCAGCCTACCAAGCAAATACTGGTGCGGCCGCTTTAGCTGGACAAGCCAACGTTGGGGCTGCTAGAATTGTTGATGTGGCATTAGGTCAAGCTAACGTTGGTGCTGGTATCATTACGGTAACATCAGCCTACCAAGCAAATACTGGTGCAGCCGCTTTAGCTGGTCAAGCAAACGTAGGTGCTGGTTTAATTGCGACAGCAAATGCATCACAAGCTAACGTAGGCGCAGGTAGAATTGCGGATGTTGCTTCTGGTCAAGCTAACGTAGGTGCCGCTGTCATATCAATAACAACAGCATATCAAGCAAACGTTGGAGTTGCTATTGCCTCTGGTCAAGCAAATGTAGGATCAAGTTTAATTCCATTAACAAATAATATTAACAATGCATTCAATCAAGCTAACAATGCATACACAGCCGCTAATACTGCATTGAATATATCACAAAATATTCAAATACAAGATTACACATTGCAGTTGACGGATCGTGGAAAACATATCTATAGTACCAATACACAAGTTCAAACAATTACCATTCCAAACTCTGGCGTTGTTGCATGGCCAACGGGCACAGTAATTGATATTGTTCTTAACGGCAGCGGTATGATTAATGTTGCTACATCAAATGATGTTACGCTTTATGTTGCTAACAACTCTACCGTAAAAGGATATGCAAATGTGTATCCTCGTGGATGGGCAACACTACTAAATGTCGGCGCAAATAATTGGTTTATCAAAGGGCAGGGCGTAGATTGAAAACTAATGAAAATCTATCCAACATCTTTGGAGTTCAACCACTAGCAGAAGACGAATCTTCTATAGTTGAAATTGTTCCAACAGATGTGGATTCGGATTTTGAATTCGCAAGAAACAATATTCGGGAATTAGCTGAAAAAGGTAGAGTTGCTGTAGATAATATTCTTATGGTAGCAAAAGCAACGGATCATCCAAGGGCATATGAAGTTGCAGCCACACTAATTAAAAATATGTCTGACATTAATAAAGATTTACTTGAGTTGCAAAAAAGAAAAAGAGATTTGTCACCAGTTAAAGAACAGACCGTAGTAAATGTAGACAAAGCTGTATTCGTAGGCTCAACAAGAGATTTAATTAAACAAATTAAACAAGTAGGATAAAATGGAACAATTAATTCAACAACTAAAAGTAATCTTGGGTACCAATTTTGCTCTGTATCTAAAATCACATGGCTTCCATTGGAATATTGAGGGTGCTAATTTTCCACAATACCACGATTTCCTCAATGGATTCTACACCGAAGTTTTCAATCAAAACGACCCTATTGCGGAACACATCCGTCAATTAGATAGTTATGCTCCAGGATCATTAGAAAGAATGTTGGAATTAGCTGACTTGGAAGAATCACAAAACATTCCTATGGCACTTGCTATGATGACAGAATTGAAACGTGATAACGATAGATTTATTATACATCTCCGTGCTGGTATTGTTGCAGCCGAACAAGCCGATGAGCCAGCAATCGGTAACTTCTTGCAAGACCTTTTGGGTGCTCACCAAAAGAAAGCATGGATGTTAAGAAGCATCATTAAGTAATGTCAATCGGTGGTTATTTAGGTAATCCAAAGTTAAAGCGGGCTGGTGTACAAGTTGAGTACACCAATGACCAGCTGATTGAGATTACTCGGTGCATTAAAGATCCAGTCTACTTCATTAAAAATTATGTAAAGATTGTTAACGTAGACTTGGGTCTCATTCCTTTTGATATGTGGGACTTTCAAGTGGAGATGGTTCGTGGTTTCCACAGCCAACGTTTCTCTATTGCTAAGATGCCACGACAGGTTGGTAAAACAACCACAACAGCAGGCTATATGCTTTGGGCAGTTTTGTTTTCGGATGACTACAAGATTGCAATTTTAGCAAATAAAGGCGACTTAGCCCGTGACATTCTTGGTCGTATCAAATACTCATACGAATATCTTCCATTGTGGATGCAACAAGGCATTATGGAATGGAACAAAGGCAACATCGTTCTTGAGAATGGTTCTGAGATTTCCGCTTACGCAACAAACGCATCTGGTGTTCGTGGAGGAACATACAATCTAGTATTCTTGGATGAGTTTGCTTTCGTTCCACAAAACATTGCAGCCGAATTCTTTACTTCTACTTATCCGGTAATCTCATCTGGTAAAACCACAAAAGTTATTATTGTTTCAACGCCTCATGGTTTGAATCAGTTCTACAAGATGTGGACAGATGCAGTTGAACAGCGTTCATTATATGTGCCATTTGAAGTTCATTGGTCTATGGTGCCAGGAAGAGATGCAACCTGGCGTGAAGAAACGATTAGAAACACCAGTGAAGAACAGTTCAGGCAAGAGTTTGAAACCGAGTTCATCGGTTCATCAGCAACATTGATTCCTGGTGCTAAACTGAAGATGCTTGCGTTTAATAATCCAGCAGAAAAAGAAGAATACTTGGACATTTACGAAGCACCAAAACCGGGTCATACTTACATGGCGATTGTGGATTGTGCGGAAGGCGTCGGACTAGACTATTCTGTATGCTCAATTATTGACGTTACCGAAATACCATACAAACATGTAGCTAAGTTTAGAGATAATAAACTATCAGCTTTCATCTTCCCAACATATGTTTATAATCTTGCTAACAGATACAATCGTGCTTGGATATTGGTAGAAACTAATAGCGTTGGGCAACAAGTGGTTGACATTTTACATTATGATTTGGAGTATGAAAACATCTTTCGTATTGAAAGCCATGACATTAAAGGTCAGCACATTGCCAGCGGATTCAAGAAAGGTGCAGCCTATGGTGTCAAAACATCCAAGACAGTCAAAAAGATTGGCTGTTCCAATCTGAAAACTCTGATAGAAACTGACAAACTCACTACTACAGACTTTGACACCATCGCGGAGCTAAATACCTTTGTAAGAGATAAAGATTCTTATAAAGCCGAAGAGGGCAACAATGATGATATTGTGATGACTTTGGTACTTTTTTCATGGTTGACAGCACAAAGTTTCTTCAAGGAAATAACAAATTCCGATGTTAGACAAAGACTTTTGGAAGAACGACACCTTCAAATGGAAGAAGAAATGTTACCAATAGGTATTTTGGATGACGGCTTAGAAGAAGAAAAACATTTTGACGGTGAAGACCTTTGGACGGCAGCAAAGCGCAAGGGTTATCTATCGTCAACTTTATAAAAACATAAATAGATAATACGATTTAGTTCTATAATAAAAAAAAGGAGAACACAAAATGGCTTTCCAATTATCACCAGGAGTTAATATCTCCGAAGTAGATTTGACAACAGTTGTTCCTTCTGTTGCAACTACGATTGGTGGTTTAGCAGGCGCTTTTACATGGGGTCCAGCTAATGAAATTACTATCATTAGCAACGAAACGCAACTTGTAGATAGATTCGGCAAACCAGATGCTAATACATTCCAAACATTCTTTACCGCAGCCAACTTCTTGTCATATGGAAGCGACTTGAGAATTGTACGTTCTGTTGGAGCAGGTGCTAAAAATGCAACAGCAAATTCATCAGCTACAACTGTATTGATTGAAAACGAAACAGACTACGAACAAAACCATTCTTCAAACGGCACATCAGCATTCCACGCTAAATGGGCAGGTGCTGTTGGTAACTCAATAAGAGTTGAAATGGCAGACAGTTCTTCATACACTGGTTGGACTTCATACAAAGCAGAATTTGATTCTGCGCCAGCAACTTCTACATATGCATCTCAACGTGGCGCATCAAATGATGAATTGCACATTATTGTCATTGATGTGACAGGTAGAATTTCTGGTACAGCTAATACAGTTATTGAAAAATGGGGCTATGTTTCTAAGGCAAGCGATGCTAAGAATTCCGACGGAACAAGCAATTATTATAAAGATGTTTTAAACTCTAGATCCAAATATGTTTGGTGGGCAGGTCATCTAGCCGCAAACTGGGGTACGGCTGGTGCAGTTTCATATACCACATTTGCAACTGCTTATGCTTCAACTTTTGCCGGTGGTGTTGACGATACTCCTGTAGCAGCCAATACAAATACCGCGTATGCTAAGTTTGCAAATCCTGATGCGGTAGATGTTTCTCTATTGATGGCCGGGGCTACAAGCGGAACAACAATTCCAAACTACTTGATTGCTCTTGCTGAAACACGTAAAGATTGTATGGTATTTGTTTCGCCTGAACAAGATGATGTTGTAAACAATTCTGGTTCAGAATCTACAACAGTAATTACCACAGCAGGAACATATACCAAGTCTTCATACGCAGTTATGGATTCCGGCTACAAGTATCAATACGACAAGTACAATGACGTATATCGTTGGGTACCATTGAACGGCGATATTGCTGGTCTATGTGTTCGTACAGACAATGAACGTGATCCATGGTTCTCACCAGCTGGTCTAAATCGTGGTGTTATCAAGAACGTTGTTAGACTTGCTTGGAACCCAACCAAAGCTGAACGTGATGAATTGTACAAAGCTGGTGTAAATTCAGTTGTTACATTCCCAGGTGAAGGCACAATACTATACGGAGACAAAACTCTATTGAATCGCCCAAGCGCATTTGATAGAATCAATGTTCGCCGCTTGTTTATCGTTCTAGAAAAGTCTATTGCTAAAGCGGCCCGTTCTTCATTGTTTGAATTCAATGATGAATTTACAAGAGCCGCTTTTGTTAATATTGTAGAACCCTTCTTGCGTGATGTACAAGGTCGCCGCGGCATCTATGATTACCGTGTTGTTGCTGATACTACAAATAATACAGCAGAAGTTATTGACCAAAATCAATTTGTTGGCGATATTTACATCAAACCCGCTCGTTCTATCAATTTCATTCAATTGAATTTCACCGCTGTTCGCACTGGTGTAGCATTTGAAGAAATTGTTGGAAGAGTTTAATAAATAGAGAGATAGGAGAAACTTAAATGGCATTTAACATTAACGAATTCCGCTCTCAGATGCAGGGAGATGGAGCACGCCCAAATTTATTTGAGGTAACGCTTCCATTCCCAGCATTCTCATTGCCAGGAACTGCACAAACTAAATTAAGTTTTATGTGCAAAACTGCTCAACTACCTGGTTCAACAATAGGTACTGTGCCAGTTCAATACTTTGGTCGTGAATTAAAGTTTGCGGGAAATAGATCCTTTCAAGATTGGTCTATTACAATTATCAATGACGAAGATTTTGTCATTCGTAATGCATTTGAACGTTGGATGAATGGCATTAACAGCCACAATCTAAACGTTCGTAATCCAGCGGCTGCTACTCAACTAGGCTATACAACAGACGGAGAAGTTCGTCAGTATGGTAAAGCTGGTTCTATTTTGAAGAAGTATAAGTTCATTGGTGTATTCCCAACCGACCTTTCATCAATTGATGTTGACTGGAGTGCTAATGATACAATTGAAGAATTTACTGTAAATCTTACCTATCAATGGTGGGAATCAGTAGAGGACCTAGTAGTCTAAGTAAGGGGGGGAGCCCAGGCTCTCCTCTTTTTTATAATGTAAAGGAAAATCAAAGTGGCTATAAAACTATTCGGCTTCACAATCGGTGAAAAAGATATTGTTCAGAAGGAAAATCCTGAACAGGCTTCGTTCGCCCTTCCGACGGAAGCATTGGATGATGGCGCAGTTACGATTACCCAAAATGCCCACTATGGTACATATGTTGACTTAGAAGGCGCAGTTCGCAACGAACTAGAATTAATTACTCGCTATCGTGAAATGTCCAATCACCCAGAGTGTGATATGGCAATTACTGAGATTGTAGATGAAGCAATCAGTCACGATGATAAAGGTAAAGTTGTTGATATCGTTCTTGACGATTTGAAGCAACCAGAATCAATTAAGAAAAAAATCAGAGAAGAATTTGATAATGTTTTATCAATGTTAAACTTCTCAAACTTAGCAGATGATATCTTCCGTCGTTGGTATATTGATGGAAGAATTTATTTCCATGTTATCGTAAACGAATCTAATCCTAAAGAAGGTATTCAAGAGTTACGATACATTGATCCACGCAAGATTCGCAAAGTGCGTGAAGTGCAAAAGGGTCGTGATTTAAAAACTGGTGCAGACATTATCAAATCAATGGCTGAATATTATGTCTACAACGACAAAGGCACTACAGCACAAAATTATACAGCAAGCGTTAATTCTGGACTAAGAATTGCACCAGATGCAATTGTAAATGTTAATTCTGGAATGATGGATGCAAAGAACACATTCGTTATTTCGTATCTACACAAAGCAATCAAGCCACTCAATCAGTTACGTATGATTGAAGATGCGATTGTTATCTATCGTGTTTCAAGAGCACCAGAGCGCAGAGTATTTTACATTGACGTAGGTAATTTACCAAAAGGTAAAGCTGAACAATACTTGCGTGATGTTATGGTTAAGTATAAGAACAAAGTTGTTTATGATGCTAACACAGGCGAATTGCGTGATGACCGCAAACACATGTCAATGCTTGAAGACTTTTGGTTACCTCGCCGCGAAGGCGGTAAAGGTACAGAGATTACTACATTGCCTGCTGGTCAAAATCTTGGTCAAATGGAAGATGTACAATACTTTCAAAAGAAACTATTACAATCATTGAATGTTCCATATTCAAGACTTGAGCCACAAGGCGGTGGTATGGTTGGGCTTGGTAGAACAACCGAAGTTACCCGTGATGAATTAAAGTTTAATAAGTTTGTTGTTAAACTACGCAACAAATTTTCTCAAATATTTGACCACGCACTTAAGATACAACTATCACTAAAAGGTATTTGTTCACAGGAAGAATGGGAAACATTTAGAGAAGATGTTTTCTATGACTATAGAAAAGATAATAACTTCACAGAATTGCGTGATGCCGAATTGCTATCACAAAGATTACAAACACTTGGACAAATTGATCCATATGTTGGTCGTTACTACTCACAAGAGTGGGTAAAGAAAAATGTATTGCATTTGACTGATGATGAAGTAGAAGAAATGCAAAAGCAAATTGATTCAGAACCTGAAAAACAACAACTTGGTCCAGATGGTCAACCAATGCAACAAGATATGCAACAACCAGACCAAGCTACACCAGAACAATTTCCACCAGAAGATAATGTGACAGAAACAGGCTCAGAAGAATCTTCAACACCAGAATTAGACAGTGTTGTAAAGAGATTCGGAAGAGTTATAAATAGGTAATAAAGGAGTAATTATGGACACAAGACAATTTATAGATTTGCTTGGCGCTGGTGAAAGTGCCGAAGCTAAGAGTGCTTTAGAAGAATTGATTTCTGCAAAAGCATTTGAAGCATTAGACGCAAAGAAACAAGAAATTGGTTCAACACTATTTAATGGTAGAGAACAAGAAGTAGAAACGCAAGAAGAACAATGAAATCTTTACAAGAATTTAAAACTGTCGTTGAAGAAGAAAAGCAAGACTTTACAAAGTTTGATGCACTCGTTCGTGCAGGTTTGGCTAACAAAGCACAACTTCAAAGACTACACCAAATTCTTGGTAAAATGTCAGAGGAGAAGCCAAACTTTTCTCCAGCTGACCGTGCTATCATTCAAAACATGTTTACTAAAATGGTAGATATGATTACGAATAATCCACAGATGTATCGCACTGCACGTAAAGTAGTATCAGAAGGTTTGTTGGACACAGCAGATTTCAAACTTGATGTTACAGGTAGAAAAGTAAAAGCACACAGAGTTAAAGTTGGTGATGCTTTGAATACATTACCAGCAGATAACATTAAAGAAGAAATAGAAATGATTGGTGAGGATCTTCGGAATGAGCCTCCATTTGTATTGCTTCTAAAAAGAACAGCGGTGCGTTTGTATCCTGGTAATGTTAGAGTTGCAACATACCATAATCAAAAGTTGAATAGAGATTTTGCTATTCCATTTTCAATAACCGGCACTGGTGATATTCAGTCCGAAGAAGTTAGCAATGATGAATTCAAAGACCAAATTAAAAAAGCACAAGATAAGTCTACTGGTAAAATAAAAGTTAATGTAGCTAAAGCAGCCGTTCAAGCGGTATCAATTGAAGAAGCGGTTATGGATACTCTACATAAGATTGTTGCTGGTAATTCAGCGCAGTCTGTAAAGTTTGCAACTGGCGAAACACGTAAAGTTGACCACTTTACAGCATCAGCTTTGACACAAGTACATAAAGCATTGAATGACGAAAACAAAAAGAAGTTTGCTGATATGGTACATAAGTCACCTGCACATTTTTCTAAAGCATCAGACTTTGCGTTCAGTAAAGCTAAATGAAATTAATTGATTTAATTTTTGAAGGTAAACTTGTAGAAGCGAAAGAAGAACTTTTTACTCGCTTGAATGAAGTTGCTTCTAAAAGATTAGAAGAAATAAAGCGTACCGTTGCAGCCGATATATATGAAGAAGTTGAAGTAATTGATGAAGCAAACATTCAACGTATGGGTAGAATTCAAAAGATTCGCCGTAGAATTAGACGCAACGCAAAGGGTAGAATTATTGTTCAACGCAATGTAAGGCGTTCAGCGATTAAGGGTTTTAGAATTTCTGGTAATACTGTTAAAAGAATTCCTGCAATGGCAAGAATCCAGAAATCAAGAAAGTTAAAGAGATATTGGAAAACTAAAGGTAGAGCAAAGTTGAATAGAACATTACTGAAAAGAAAAATGTCTTTGCGCCGCCGCACTTCAATGGGAATAAAATAAAATGGCATTCGAAATAGTAAACGCAGCCCGTTCAAAATCAACAATTCGTATCGTTGGTGCAAGTGCCAACGTTCGTATTAATTTGAACCAGCTTTCAACAAATACACAAAATGAGATTATCTCATCTGCGACTATCAATCAGTTTCACTGGTCAACATCTGGTGTGATTGAAGTATATCGTGGTAATGATGCAACTGGAACATTAGTGCTTCAAGCATTCGGTGAAGGATCATTACCACTTTCTATTTTTGATATTTCTGTGGCAAACACATCTACTGCAAATATTTACTTTGTTAATACAGGTGCTGGCACAGCATTCATCGGACTAACAAAGTCTGCAACATATATCAGAGAACCAGATACAGGATTCCTAGTATGAAACTAATTACAGAAACAATTGAAGACGTTCAGTATATTACTGAAGTAAAAGAAAACGGAAAGAAAAATCTTTATATTGAAGGTGTCTTTCTAGTTGGAGAACAAGCTAACAAGAATCGTAGAATGTATAAGATGGATACACTACGAGAAGAAGTTGGTAGATATAATCAAGAGTACATTATGACAAATCGTGCTTTGGGAGAATTAGGTCATCCAGATACACCAACATTAAACTTGGAACGTGTATCACATAAAATCATTTCTCTTAAAGAAAACGGTAATGTTTTTATTGGTAAAGCACAAATTCTTGAGACACCATACGGCAACATTGTAAAGAACTTTATTGATTCTGGTGTTAGTCTAGGTGTTTCCTCAAGAGGCATGGGTTCTTTGATTCCTGGTGAAGACGGAATTAACATTGTTGGTGGTGATTTTCGTTTGGCTACGGCCGCAGATATTGTTGCTGATCCTTCAGCACCAGGTGCATTCGTAAACGGCATCATGGAAAACAAAGAATGGTTATTTGTTGAAGGACGTTTTGTTGAAATCGATATTGACAGAACGAAACAAGCAATTCAAAGAGCCCCAAGAAAAGATGTTGAAAAAGTGGCTATTCGCCTCTTTGAAAATTTTCTATCAAAACTTTAATTATTATAAATAAATATACACAAAAGGAGATTCCTAATGGCTACAAATAAACTTTTTGAGGCGGCTGCTGAGATTCTTGCATCAGGCAAGGGTAAGAATGCTATGCCTCCAGAAAAGCTACCTGGCGAACAAGTTGATGCTGGCGGTCCAACCCCAATGAATGCCAAGCAAGACGATGACTCGCACAAAATTACGCCCGCAACAAAGAGTGCAACAGCACCGGCGACTAAACCTTCTGCGGCTTCTGCTAAACAAGAAGAAGTAGAAGTTGAGGGCGAAGTTGTTTCAGAAGAACAAATTGAAGAAGTTGAATTAAATCTTTCCGAAGATATCAACGCTTTGTTTGCTGATGACAACACAATCTCAGAAGAATTCAAACAAAAAGTTACCACAATTTTTGAAGCCCGTGTCCTTGACCGTGTTAAACAAATTGAGGAAGAAACTGAATCTCGCTACGCATCTATGCTAGAAGAAGCAGTTGAAGCAGTTAAAGAAGACTTAACCGAAAAAGTAAATGACTATATTGCTTATGTGGTTGAGCAGTGGATGGCAGACAATGAAATCGCAATTGAAAAAGGCATTCGTGCTGAATTGACAGAAGATTTCATCTCTGGTCTCCGTAACCTATTCGCAGAACACTACATTGATGTTCCTGCAGAGAAAGTTGACCTCGTTGACGAAATGGCTACCAAGATTGATGAATTGGAAGGCAAGTTAAACGAGGAAGTTGAGCGTTCAGTACAATATCGTAAAGAATTGGTTGAAGCTCACAAAGTAGAAGTTACCCGTGAAGTATGTGAAGGTTTGACCGACACTCAAGTTGAAAAAATTAAAACACTTGCAGAGAGTGTAGAGTTCTCCACAGAGGAAGAATACAAACAAAAACTTGAGACAATTCGTGAGAATTATTTCCCTTCTGGTGTAAAGAAGGCCGATGGAGCCCAACTTCACGAACAAATGAATGAAGATGTTGAAGACAAGAAACCACAAGTTTCTAGCGATGCATTCGTTAATTCAATTGTTCAATCGATTTCAAAAACAAACAGATTTTAATTTAAACCCAAGGAGACTCTAAATGTATCTTTCCGAAGACCTACAAAAAAAATGGGCGCCTGTTCTAGAACACGCTGACCTACCAAAAATTTCTGATCCATACAAACGTGCTGTTACAGCATTGGTACTTGAGAACCAAGTACAAGCTATGGCTAAAGAAAATGGCTATCTACATGAAGCCGCTCCAACAAACTCATCTGGTACAGGTGGTTTCGGTAGTGGTGCTACAGCTACTGGTGCTGTTGCTGGTTTCGATCCAATCCTTATCAGCTTGGTTCGCCGTTCATTGCCTAACCTAATTGCTTATGATATCTGCGGTGTTCAGCCTATGACTGGTCCAACAGGTATGATTTTTGCAATGCGTTCAATCTATGGTACCAACACTCAGCCATCAGGTACAAATGAAGCCTTCTACAACGAAGCTAATACAAACTTCTCGGCTGCTGGTGCTTCTCTTGCACAACAAACTCTTGCAATGAAGTCTGCTACATCTGACCGT